CCTCATCTAAAACATTATTAACAAATCCAATGTTCTGCTCTGCATTATCACTTGACCTTCTTACCCTTATGCAATTACCTGTGTATGTTGAACTTAATTGTCTAAGTGAATAAGCAGCTGATGCACCTGAATATGTGTCAAGTAGTAATGTAGTAGCAGGAGGAGCTAATGAAGCCAAGTAAATACCAGTATTTCCACCTAAGATTACAGGCATAATTAAGCAACATAAATGATTATAAACTCAGTTCCAGTAGCATTATAAGCAAATGAAGTAAAGTAGTTGTTTACAGCATCAGCAGAGAAGTTTAATACTTCGCCTGGTTTAATAGTAGTTAATGAAGCTAATACAGTTCCATTAGCAGAACCTACGTTAGCTACAGATACAGAATAGAAAGTAGCAGCAACAGAGTTCACATTGCCAGCAGCCGTAGGTCTTAATATACCAGGAGTTCTAGAATAACCAGGATTAGGTAAGCTTAATATATCTACCTGTAACTCACCATTAGAATCAGTCTTAATCTTTCTGTTTGTAGTACCATCCCAACCATAAACTAGAATACTATCGTTAGCTTCACTGATTTGAACTTCTACGATTTCACTCAACCAATTTCTAATATCAGCAATAGCGGCATTAGCTCCTGTAACATCATTAGTCCATCCTGCTGGAGAAGAAACCTCACTAAGATTTATTCTTAACGAATTGTTCTTATCGTTAGCGATAAAGTTTATAGTGATGTAATAGTTGCCTGAAGCATCTACACCTCTACTTACAGACTTAATAGTCTTTACATTGTATACGTCAAGAACACCATTAATGTTGATGTTTAACTGATTGTCCGTATTGTTTACTATTATACTCATTTCAATTTATTTTAATGTTTAGTCTATTGTTGGTATATTCCATAAGAATGTATCTGTTGTAGTACACCCATTAGAATCGGTTAATGTCAATTTTACAAGTCCATATCTAGCGATGAACCCTGGAGTTCCTCCTAATACTACAAATGAATCAGTAGAAGAACCTACAATCGTTACATCACCCATGTTATCTTGAATGTTCCACTGATAAGCATAAGGAGCTAATCCTCCACTTGCACTAGATACCAATGTGTTACCTTCTCCCTGAGAAATAGAAACAGAAGGAGGACAAGTTGGAGTACAAATAAAAGTTAGTATAGCATCTATTACTTGTTGGATGCTATAAGTTCCAGCTTCTAATCCAATACAATTATCTTCAGCGATCACAACACTCGTCATGTTACTCAACTCAGAAACCATATTAGTGGTATAACTCTCTAACAATCCTAACACATCGCATAGTGTAGCATCACACGGAACCTCTATTACGTTAAACGTATTACAGTCAAATACAGTTATGTCAGAAACCTTGTTTGGACAATTATCTGAACATGAACAATTTGATTTATTACAACTAGAACAACTCATATCTTAACAATTACAATTTTCATTTAATTTATCAATCAAGCACTGTTCTTGATCTTCACATATTACACCATAAGGCAAACACCATAAAACATCAAAAATCAAATGCTTCTTGTAAAGCTCTTCCCAATCAGGACCACATTTAAAACCAAATAGTTCCTTGTTTCTTATGGAAGAGATTTCATTTACAAATATAGCTTTCTTTTTCTTTAGAAGATTTCTATTGTGTGGAGTATAGTAATCACAACAATCAAAACATTCAGCACCTATTACGCTAAATGAAGTAACAGGGCCTCTAGGCAATATGTATGGACCAAATGGACAGCTATTACCTGTAAGTAATTCAGCATAAATACTACCATCAAGAGAGTCACTCATTATCCACTTTGCACCTGAATAAAACAAATAAAAAGTGGCAGGGTATGGAGTTAATTGAAGTTCAAATGTATAATATTGTAACCCATTAAAACCCATAACATTACCATACTCATCAGTAACTACATTAGCAACTACATCAGGATAATAAATACCATCGAATGTTACATTTATAATTACAGACTCATCACAGCAACCACAATCAATAGCCCTAACCTTAATAATATTTAAAGTTCCAGAAGGGCTTTCATTTCCTGGTGTAGGAGGTAATCCATTATATGTGTCTAAAAATATAGTTCCTAAGAATGGAGGAATATTTGTAAAAGGTCCATTAGGAAATGCTGTTTGAGGAATAGCACCTGCTCCAGCAAAAGCAATATCAGTACCATTTAAATTTATTCTCCATTCTAAAGTTGCTATGTCTACTGATATAGTAAATGGCTCTGTATAAGTACCAGGATAAACAGAAGGAATATATTCGTATACTTTATATCCATTAGTTCTCTGACCATTCCATACGGCAACACCTACAACAACAGAATCTACCTTAACATAAGTTACATTTCTATTATCATCCCATCCACATGACCCAATAGTAAATCCACTATTACCATCAGGACAGACAGAATCCTTAGTATAATACAAAGCAAATGGTATATACCCACCTAAATTATCATCGTAAAATACCATCTCCCATCTGCTAAACTGAGAATTATATCTTACAGTAACTTCTCTATTGTCTTCGTGAAATACATTATTTATAGAGCCTTCATTAAAAGTAAATGAATATCCATCGCAATTACAATTGTACGAAGCATAAATAGTTTCAAGCAAAGTAACACCTTCAAGAATATCTATAAATATTCCGCAGTTACATTTACCATCTAAGCAATCATTATTGGTATTTTGACAATTACAACTCATTAGCTACAGCAACATAAAGTTTTCAAAATATCCATGTGCTTCTGAGCATTGGACCAATCGAATCCACAAGCAGCGAATTCTAATCCATCCATAACAACTCTCATCTTCATGGCCTTGTTAAATTCCTTGTTCTCACATAATGACGTACATGGTGCTTTCTGAATACCACAGAAGGCATCTGCTACCGATTGACGATAGCAATTCATGATGTCTATGCATAGAATAACAATCTTTTGATTAGTGCAGTAACGAGTAGTTCCGCAATCATCAGTTTCAGTATACAACTCCCAATAAGTATTTGTAAGGTCTTGCTCAGGATCAACTCCTGTAGAAGATACAATGCACTTGTATAACTTACCATTTCGCAATACGATTGGTTTTACAAATGCTTGGTAGTAAACATCTCCTCTCCAATTAGGATAAGTACATAGATTTACAGACCATATACCATCCTCATCAGCGGCAGTGAAGTTATAAGTAAACTTGTTGTTAGAAACAGCGTGCGGCAAGATGATGTTATAATTTATTCCCTGTTTGTCTAACGGATACAATGCAGGATTATTAGTCCTTACGTCTTCAGTAATCAAGTAAAATACAGAACCATCTCCTCTGGTGATAGTGATTGTTCTACTTGTGAAGTCATCAGACTCATGACCAGCAGGACCATCATTGGTCGCGTAGTTTGATGTGTCTTGAAATGTGATTTTTTTGCAGTCGCATGACACCTCAATTGAACTACAACCATCAACTAACAAAGAAGCTTTAAAATTACTCATCTTATATTATTGTTACAAATTTAAAATTTTATTCTTTATGTTTTTTTTACCTACTTGGTCTTTTTGGTCTACTTGGTCTTTTTGGTCTAATTGGTCTAATTGATCTTCCTGTTGATTTAGGCGCCTTATATTGAATTCTGTCTCCTTCTTCATCGTACTTAATTGGAATAAATTCATCTGCCATTACTTTCTTTATTAAATACTTAGGGGTATTAGCATCTTCCAAAGATTTTTTGATTACATCTTCTTTCGTGCCTAAGTTCTTCAATCTAAGAACCATATCTCTAGCGTCTTGAACTCTTTGATTAGAGTTTGTTACAAGTTCTTCGTATGCTTCCTGTAAGTTTTCTCTATCGTTTTCTGTTATTTTGGCTCCGCTTTCTTCTTTCTTTTGAAATTCTTTAAGTTTATCGTTAAATCTTCCTCTATCATCATCTATTTCTTTTAGTATCTTGTAATGAATCATGTTTCCAGATTCCTTTGATATATTTACATCTCTTTGTTTAACACCAAAAAGAATATTAATGATTTCTTCAGCAGGACTCAAGCTTACGTCATTTTGTTTTATTCCTTCAAAAGCTTTAGTTAATCTTTCTAATGCGCCAAATGCTGTAGATGGAAGTAATCTTTCATTAAGTAAATATGAAATTCTTTCTGTACCAGTCATTCTTTCAAGTCTTTTATCGAACTCGCCATATACGTTGTAATTAAATAAAGCATCGAAAATAGCTCCGTAAAATATATCTTCAGCTAGATATGGTTTTAACACTTCAAATACACCATCTTCAAATCCTTCTTCAGAGAATGCTCTATAGTATTTAAGATATAATGATTGAGGGTCTATCCTTCCTATATCTATATATCCATGTTGTCCATTTGCTTCGCTATCTGTATGTATAATAGGGTTGTATCTTCTGTATTCAGGCAATAGTAATCTTACTGTTTCATCATCATCACCTGCAAATCCACCAAGTAAATAACTAGCGAATTTAGTTATTCCATAACTCATAAACCAAGTAGAAGTACTAGCAAGTGCCTTTCTAGATCCATGAAACAATAATTTAGTTCCCTCAGAAACGTAACCTTCTTTAATCATGTTTCTTCCATCTGCCATTAATTTAGTAGCATCAGCAAGAATATTAAATCCATTTACTTTGGATTGATAATCAAACTGAACGAAAGGACCAATAAATGGAATTCTAGAAATTGCTTTTATTACCTCTGGGGATCGATCATAACTAGGCATTTGTTTTTTCACAACTTCAGCTGTCATTCTTCTTATTTCGGCTTCAATCTCTTGATCAGACATTCCTTTCTTTTTCATCACGGATCCGTAAGTATCGTATCTTCTAGCTTTTTCTTGCATATATACGATAGCCTTAAACATAGAGTCAGAGAATTGATAAACATTAGCAGCAATATCTAAAACTTGAGCTCCTTTTTTCTTAAATGAATCAGTTATCTTGCTTTTTTGATTTTGAGAAATCTCTTTATTTTGTAATGAATTAACTAATAAATCCATTACTATTCCTGAATCAATTCCTGGTGCTATAGCTCCATTCTCTATTAATTCTTCTAATATAACTCTTGCCTTATCTTGATCGCTTAATTGGTCAAAGCTATTTACACCATACTGTTGTTTTTGATCGTCAGATAATTTACTTATACCCTCCTTAAATCCTTTTGGCTTTATGTTAGCAACATTTATAATACCTCTTAATACAGTGGGAACAGTATTAAAGAATGTACCATAAACATCTTCTGTAGTTATTCCACCTTTTGATGCTCTGCTTATTTTTGCTTGTTCCTGTAAAGCTCTCATAGCTGTAGCCATATCAGAAGAAAATGGATTATTTCCTGTCATCAATGTTTGAACAAAACCAGAACCAAAGTTTGCAGCATTTGAACCAGGAGAACCTATGGTAACCAATGCTTTCATTATTGTAGATGGTATCGTAATAATATCCATTAATCCTCCACCTGTTAAATCAAGGATTTTTTTATTCGTAAGTAAGTCATGCATCTCAGGAGTCACATACATACCATTTAATAAGCTACCAGGTTTATTTAATTTTTTAGTCAAATTACCTTGTATTGTTTTTCTTGCTAAATACCCTGAGTTTACTATCTCCTGTTCTAAGCCTCTTTTAAATAATAATTCAGATTGCTTTCTTATTGTGTTTAAGAAATTTGTAGATGGGTCCTGAACTTCTTTTAATAGAAGTCTTTGAACCTCTGTCATATTCTTTCTTCTTTCTAGTATTTTATTTGTTTTATTATCCGCTACGGCTTGGCTTCCAAATATGAAAGATTCAGCTGATGTCTTCTTCTCTATTATTTCTTTTCTCTGATCGTTTATGTACCCAATAATAGAACTATCAGCAGATGAAAATCTATCTATAGAAGAGATATCAAGTCCTTGATTAAAATTTAATTTATGTTTTTTCCCTTTGCTGTCTGAAAGATTTAACTCAACAACATCCAACTTTGTATTTCCAGGAAGACCTGTTGAAGGAATGTATCTAGCTGTTTCAGCTAAAGCCATTTTGAAAGAATCCATAGTATCATATCTTCTTTCTATTTTGTCTCCAAATGAATTTTCAAAGGTAGCTTCTACACTTCCATCATTGTTTACCGTGTATTCTATTGTTTTAGCAGGTTGAACCCTTTGGCCTCTAAAATAATCAAGTATTTGATCTTTTTCATCAGGGGTAAACACATCCATCCATTCTCCAGTGTAAGAAGGAGAATAGAACATATAGCTAGTGTTTAGGTACATATCAAGATTGCCATCGATAGTAAGCTCTAAATCATCAGAAAGCATTCCTGAGTTCTTTAAATCGGTAGACAATTTATCTACTAAGCTTCTCATCTTATCAACACTAGGCTTTATTAATGTCTCTGCTTCAGAATCAGAAGAGAACCAATTGTTTCTAAATTCAGAATCTTTTAAGGCTCTATCTACATCTCTAAGAACTATTAATTTTTCAGCATCTGTATTTATTCCTTTTTGTTTATAGTAATCCTTCATTCCTGAGTTAAACTCTTTAAGAACAGCATTAGATCTATTCTCAAATATTTTAACCATGTTCTGAGCTTTATTCACTCTATCTGCAATAGATTGAGAAACACCTCTATTAGGTCTAAATATTCTATTGAATTGTGTAGCTCTGTTTGTAGTTCTCTCAATTATGGATGATTTAACACTTATGTTTCCTATATTTTCTTTATTCTGTAGTTTAGATAAGTCAGATACACTTAAATTAGAGATAGGAGAATTCTTTAACAACTCTCTAGATACCTTATCTACATAAGACTCTAACGTATCTACGCCTTCTTTTATTTTTGATTTCCCTGATATGAATTGATAAATACCTCTCCATAAATCTTTTAGGAACTCTTTTACTTTTGATTTTTGTCTAGCATCCTCTATAGTCTCGCCTCTATCTGCAATCATCTTAGATAATGCCTCAAATGCTTGAGCCTCAGGATCATTAGATATGTCATCATATCCAGGATCATTTTTTACTTCATCTAAGTATTGTTTTCCATCCTTTCTTACAAGCTCAATACCCATTCTGTAAAGATTAGGATTGATGCTCTTCATCACCAATAAGTAAACGTGAGCATATTCTTCTAATGCTGTGTTTACATTGGCTTGACTAGGATTTAAATAAATAGCACCATTATGAAGTATAGCTGCTGTTCCTAGAGGTCTACCTAGCTGATTGGAAATTCTATCAAATGCATCCTGATCGTTAAATACAGAAACATTAGGAAATGCGTTTTTTAATTTATCTATAAAAGCTTGGGTTACATTTGTAGATGTACCTCTTCTAGCTGTAGCTTGATAATCTCTATTCGCTTGTTGCTTAGTTCTTTTTCTTTTTTGTTTAGGTTGAGTATCTGTTGGCTCTACAAAAGCTTCAGCAGCATCCATACCTATATCTGACTTAGCAAACTCTTGTGCTTCAGGATTATCTTTATTAGCTTCAATTGCTTCTTGTTGAACTTCTTTAGCTTGTTCTTCTATTCCGTTCTGCTTATTGTATTCTATCTGAGCTTGATTTTGCAACTCGACAGAGGCTTCCATCTTAGTTCCATCAGGCTTAATAAGTTCCCATGTATTTGTTCTATTGTTTTTCTCCATTGTTATTTTAGGAGTAAACCTAGTGACATCTCTTCCTGTATCTAGAGCAAAAGTAACTGACTTCTTAGTTCCTCTTCCATCTTTCTTTTCTACAGCCTCTTCTTTCTTCTTGGTTTCAAATAGCGTAGTTTCAGCAGGAGCGATTACTCTGTCTAAGTAAACAGTAGTTCCTTTATCTGTTTCAACTACTCTCTCACCATTAATATTTTCTTTTATAGGTAGAGTTGATACTTCACCAGATATTTTACCTTGAGTAGCATCGTTTGGATTCTTCAATCTATCAGGAGCCTGTACAGTAGCTGTTTTACCATCTTCTGAAATAGACTTAACAGTATATTCTAAATTACCACCTCTTTGAGTAGTTGCTTTTAGTTTTAGGTCCTGCTTTCTCTGTTACTTTTGAAACAGTTGTTTCTTGTGGAGCTACAGGTTGTGCTTTAGTTTCAGCTTTAGCTTCTTGTGTGGCTTTTCTTTGTTGATATATTTCATTACTAGCTAACTCAGCAGCTTTTCTTTCTTCTGGGTCTAATGATGATTCTTTACTAGCTATATAATTAGCTTTCTTAGTTCTTTGTTGAGTATTTTTTTCGGGTATATTATTATAAGATTCTACAAAATCATTTTTAAGTTTTTCTACTCTAGGAGAAAGTTTCTCTTCAGCCTTAGTAGTTGGTTCTGCTTTCGTTTCAGCTACAAGAGCTTTGGCTTTTTGCTCAAGCTTGGCTTTTCTGTTATTAATTCTTTTCAATTCAGATTTAGCTTCCTGTATATCATCTTTATATTGCTCAATTAAATCATCATGATCATCTTTAATGTCGGATAACTCAGCATCGAGCTCTTCTAACTTATCAGCCTTCTTATCTTTTGACATTTTAGACAATCTTACTTTGGCTTTCTCTTGGCTAATTCTTTCTTTTTCTTCTTTAAAGTTGCTCTTCTCTATGTCTATTTGTTCTTGAGCATCTTCCATTTGCCTAGTGTAGTAATCTAAATCATTCTCTAAAATTTTAGCTTCTTCTTGATCTTTTTTAGATAAAGTAGGTTGTGCTTTAGTTTCGACTTTAGCTTCTTTTTTGATTATCTCTATTGAGTTTGGATCAAATACCACATAATTATAATTATCACCAAAGCCTCTTCTGCTTTTATATTTAATTCCATCAATACCAGCTCTTTTAAATATTTCAGTAGCTTTCTCTTGACCAAAAGCATCTTTTAAATCACTATAAATATTACCAACAGCAGAAGGTTTTTCATAAGTTTCAAGGCCATACTTATCTCTTTTTAATTCATCAAAAGAACCAGTATAATCCTTTTCATAATTCATATCATAATTAGGAGAATCAGGATAAAATGCTTTATCTAAATGTTTTTGATATTCAGCTTTCTCTTCTTTAGTTAATGAATTATACAATTTATCTTCAACATCTTGATCTAAAGTATCTCTCCATTCAGACCAATTTTTAGTAGCTCCATTTTTTATCCTAACTTCATAAACTAATCCAGTTTTATCTTTTGATAATTTCCTAGCATATCCTTCTGCTATTTTAGATCCATCTGTAAAGTAAAGCCCATACCCAAATGCTTGAGCGCCTTCTCCTGTTCCTATTTTTTCTAATTGAAATTTATCAAAATCATGTGGAGTTCCATGTTTTAATATCAAATCATTTCCATCTACAACTACTTCTTGCTCTTTAACTTTAGCAGTTGGTTCTGTCACAACTTCTTCTGTTTTTGTGACAGTTTCAGTAGGAGTAACTACTTCTTCTATTTTAACCTCTGGAGCAGTAGTAACAGCTTCAGTAACTTCAGCTGTAGGTGTTACTTCTGATTTGGTTTCAGTAGTTCTTTCTTTAAGTATTCTTTCAGCAAAACCTATTCTATCTTCTAACCTTGCTCGTTCAATTTCATTAGTTTCGTATTGTAAGTCTATCTTAGCTTCTTCAATTTTTTCATTTAAAACATTATCGCTAAAATCTCTAGCATCTCCCCAATTAAATTTACTAGAATCAGTTATTTTTTCTCCCTCTACTTTAGGAGCAGTCTCTACAGGTGTTCTGAATTTAGAAGCCAAATCCTGATTAGGAGTAAACTTAAAGTTTCTAACAGCTATGTTGTTGTCAGACATGAATTTATCTAACAATCCATCATTTAATTTCTGCATTAACTCCTGTTCTGACATCCATGTGTCTTGTCCAGGTAATTGGTATCTACAAGGCTTAGCCATATTATTTTCCTAATTCTTGATCAATTAAAATAGGTTCGTTTGTTCTGCTCAATCTAGCAATTAAATCTCCATACTCTCCAACAGCTTCTGTCTGTATTTCTAAGAAATGATGAATCAATGCTTGCATCTTAGGGCTAGCCATCTTATAAGCATCCTCATACATAGCAAGTAAATCCATCTCCATTTCTATTGCATACTCAAATGCATCCATCAAGTCTTGGATATTTACATTAACAGCCTCTAAAGCAGGTACTTCTATCTGCTCATTCATATCATTCATAAACGTCTCTAACTTAGAGTAATGCTCTTTTTCACTGTTGGACTCTGCCATAAAGAACTTTTCAGCACCGAAGAACCCAATAGTCTTCATTGTGTTGGATAGGTGAAGATACGTTTGACTAGCTTTCAATTCCTCTTTACCAAGGCTGTTTAACATTTTTACCTCTTGAGGAGTCAATAAATTTTTCATTAGCAATCTTTTTTGATTAAGTTATTTTTCTCTAAAGCTTTAACTATAGGTGTAAAGTTAGCATATATTTCTGACATTCTTTCGTACTGACCCTCACCATACTTAGCGTTATACTCAGTAATCTTTTCTTGCTTAGCTTTAACGCCTCTAACTTTCTTTATGTCAGCAATATCAGATACAGCTTGAACAGGAGTCGATGGTGCAGCCTCTACTTCTTGAATGTTTGTTTCTTCAGTAGGTTGAGCAAATAAATCTATAGGCTCTGTAATATCAGTTCTTTCAGCTGTAGGCTCTCCCTCTTCTTTTATTGGAATACCTGCGAATTCTATACCTGGTTCTTCTGTTACTTGGGTTTGTTCTTCTTGAACCACTCCACTAGGGCTAACCTCTTCTTGGCCTGCTTCAACGACAGGTTCGGCTTGGACAGGTTCTTGCCCTTCTCCGACTTCACTTGGTATCCCTTGCTCGTTTTCTTTATCATTTTGTTCTTGTGCTTTTTGTTGTTCTTGCTTTTTCTCTAATGCAGTATTTACATACCTATCTATAGAGGCTTGTATCTGATTTATATCTTCATCAAATAATTTCTTTTGACTAGGATCGGCATTCTTAGCCTGTTCTTCTAACTTATTTTTTTCGTTAATTAATACGGATACAGCTATTCTATCTTCTACATTTGTAACATCAGGATGTATAGAGTTTTCTATCTTAGATATAGACTCAAACTGCTCAACCATTTCTTTAGCTTGCTCTTCTGTTATTTGCCTAGAAACAAAAGCGTTAGCTATAGATTCAGTGTAAACCTTTTTTAAGTCAGGATCAGCAGCTGTTAACCTAAACATCTCATAATCCTCCTTATTAATCATTTTGACATCACCAGTCTTTATCGCTTCGTATATTCTAGCTGGACCTCCCATAGCTATACCGCCTATGTAACCTCCTATAGCATTCTCGCCTAAAAGCTTAATGTAATCCGCCATTACATAATCTTTATTAAAGGCATCTAATCCTAATAAAGCATCAGCAGTTTCTTTTAATCCTATATCTAGAAATCCAGCTTGTACTAATTCCGTTTCAAGCTCAGCAATACCACCTCTGTTTACAGCAGACAAGAATCTAGGAACAAAATATTTTATATCACCTCTAATTGCTTGTTGTATAACCTTTAAAGAAGAATCTTTTGGAAGATCTTTTACTGAACCACTTATAATATTATTTAATATCCTATTCGTAAGAGAAGGAGATCCTGAAAAAATCTTTTCCATTCCATATCCCTCTAACATACCCATTCCTATCGCGTATGGTATAGAAATTGACTTTTTCTGCCAATCAGGAAGTAAGGCTAGCTGAGGATTAGATTCTATTTCTTTGTCTATCATCGCATAAGTATGAGGAACCATAGCGACCATAGTATTAATATATTTAGGTATACTAGCGGCAGAAGAAAACGCACCCCTAGTGGCTAAACTTACAGGGTTCAACATAGAAGCCATTGAAGAAGCAGCTCCACCTACAGCTTGTTCCCAAAACGGCATTCTTGCTTTAGCATCTGGACTCATGTATAAATCCATGCTCTGAAGCACAGCATCTGCTACTTTTCCATATATAAATTCAGTTTTAAATTCATTCCTTAGTTTTCTTTCTTCCATCTCAGATACATCTCGCCCATATATGTTTTCAGGACCTGCTAAAGCAACTAAAGCATCTAAAGCCCAAGACGTAACACCATAAATAGGTTGCATAAACCCATCTATAGCTTGACTAAATATTCTACCAACCGATGTATTAGGAGCTTCATTTAATGAGTTTAAAAAAGATAATCTAGCACTATAAGCTTCCGATATGTCTTCTGACATTAATCCAGCTTGATTAACTAATTGGCCTATAAGTTCTGAATTTTCTTCTAAATCTTTATACTCCAAGCCTAAATCGCCTATTGATTTATAATATTTTTCAGAGGCAATTTTTAAATTTGAATTAGCTGCATTAAGTGATTGTACTATTTTGTTATATTCTTCATTAAAAATATCATCTGCCATCCCCTCTTTTTGTCTTTTAGTTTCTAAGGCATTAAGAGATTTGTTCAGTTCATTTAATTTAGATTGAGCCTGCTTCTTAGATGAGTTATATTCTTCAACAATAGGTTGAACCTTTAATTGGTAATCTTGTTGTTTTTTATCTAATACTTCGTATTGTTTTTCTATTCTTTTATTATTGTCTTCAATAAGACCTATAACTTGATTTATACCTTTTTGTCTCCCTTCAAGTTCTGATCTTGTATATAAATCCTTACCACCATTAGATTGAGATATTTCAATTTTTTGTCCATCTCTATCCCTAAAGGTGAAATAGAAATCAGTTCCTAAAGCTTGTAATACACTATTTTGAGAAGCAACAAATAAATCAGGAGCATTAACAGCTGACCAGTCTCTTAAGAATTTTTCTCTAGGAGATACTTGAACAGAATTAAGCCAATTAGTTAATCCTTTAGCTAATGCATTACTTGTTTCATAATCATCCTCACCTAAGTCAACTTCAAATGGTTTAGCATCTCTACCTCCGTTGCTATATATTGTTACGTTATCCCAATCTAAAGCATTTCCTCCTTTTTCAACATGAATAGGCAACCCTAAACTATTTATATAGTCAGCAAATTGATTTTGATCCATGTTGTCTATGTCTCTCCAATCTACGTCTACAATCTTCCTATTATCAGGCAAATTTCTTTTAGCCCATAATTCAGCATCAGAATAATTCCCAAATGTTTTTAATGGAATGTTTTTTAAAGCCCATTTTCCATAATAAGCATTTGTCTTCTTGAAACCAGAGTCCTTAAACTTCTTAATTTCATTTGTACTCATTCCTTCTGATTCTTTTCCTTCACCTTTATATACCTTGTAATCAAATGTTCCTGGCTTTATGATTCCTTCATCTTGAAGTTTTTTCTGCTTTTGCATTTGAATTCGCTCATAAACAGCAAGAGCTTCTTTAGTTTCTTTATCCATTACACCAGTAAGACCTTTATTAAAAAATCCTTTATCTGATTGCAATAAAGAGTTACCCCATCCATCTTTTGTTAAAGCAAGTTTTCTTTGTAATTTGAATGTGTTTTCATCAAACCCTGGAATTCTAAATTTTAAATCTTTAATAACTCTGCTAGGAACATAAAGTTGATCAATATTAGGCGTTAATCTTTGTTGAGTATATTGATCTGCTTTCTCAGACCAACCACTAGATCCATAGTGAGATTTGTTTCTATTTAATTGTTCTTTATTCTCCTGTACATTATCAAAGAATGTGTAGCCTCCGTATTGTATTTTTGGTAAATAACCATTTGGTAATTGTACAACTTTAAATTCAGAATCATTAAATCCATCTTTTCTAGTTTTGTCATTGGCATATTTCCAATCTAAAGCTCCTTTTAAATGGTTGTCTAGCTTAGCAAGATCCTCTACAGTTAAATTAAGTCTACTAATTTGAGCAAGTGTGTACGCTTGAACAAAGTCATCTTCATCTCTATTTCTTACTGATCCATATTGATCAGAAAGTTTTTTATACTCATTCATCTTCATTTGAAGAGCTCCATCCCTCATGAACAGATTTTTAAATAAGAATTGAATATCTCGTATCTCATCATCTGTTTTTCCTGGATATAGTTTTTTTAATGAATTCTCACTTAAGGGTTTAACTAGCTTATAGTTTTTAGGGTGAAGTGTATAATCCTTCATAGATTTAACTTCCTTGCCTTGCTGACCTTTTCTTACAAACTCATTTGTTTTTTTATCATAAACCCATCCAGCATATCCTTTAGAAGCTTTCTTTTCTAGCTTCTCTCTTTCAGCTACAATAGGGTCTTTTTGTAATTCTTTAATTATTTTTGAACTTACATTTATAGCTTTTCTAAGCTTTTTAATTGCTTCTTTATCTTGATTTTGTTTTGCTATCTCTAAATCTTGCTTAGCCTTTTCTCTTTCAGCTACTATAGCATCAAAGTTTTCAAGTGCTGTTCTTTTCTCATCATCTGTAAGTATAGAAATCTCTTGATCGATTTTAGCCTGCTCTTTCTCATCAGCGTTTAATTGAATTTCAGAAGCAAAAGCATCACCTAAATTCTCTTTCCTTTTTTCAAGGCCCATTTCTTCAATCTCATCATCAGACAATCTATCTCCTGATGTAAACTCATACTCAAAATTACCTCTAGATGTCTTTACCTTCTTGACTGCATCTTGCTTATCAATATCTGATAAATTAGGATCCTCCGTATATACATCTTCTGTTTTCATAGAAGACATAGGCTTAGTAGGATTCGTATTCATGTCATTAAGCAATGAACGAACTTCTTTGAGAGGACCTGTAAGAAATTTTTCACCACTAAGCATTGGTCCTTCTGTAAGGTCTACTTTAGGAGTCTCTATTGGAGGTTGATTAAGTTCTCTAAGGGTTATTGCTGATTGATAATCCCTATCTACTATCTCATTCAAAGGATCATATATCTCATTCCTTTCTACTTTGATAGGTTGCTTATATATGTCTTCAGGCATTGAAAGTAAATCAAAACCTGTAGATTTCTTTTCCTGTTCTATAGATTGCTGTTCTGTTAATGGACCAGTAGTTGGTAGTGGAGGCTCTTCTATTGGAACTTCTGTAGGTTCGGCTGTTTGCTCTCCCATTGGAACACCTGTCTCTAATGGTATAGGTTGTTCAGTAATGTTAGAAGCCTCAGAACTAGGAGCTTCATTTATAATTTGTTGCTCTTGCTGCTGAGGTCTTATATTTACATCAAATTGTTCAGGCGATTGAGGCGCATCAGGTTGTAATTGAATTGTTTCTCCAACTCCACCTGTTTGCGTATTCATTAGATTTTCTGCCATAAGTACTTATTATCATACAAATATAATGATAATGAGTTTATAATTATTCTGAACTACTGCTTGAGTAACTATAGTTCTCTCTAGATGTAGTTTTACCTGGAGCCGAACCACTACCTCCAGTCACTTGATCAAGAACGACTCTCATTCCTTCTGAGTTTACATCACCAACCGTAATAGCTCTATATGGTGATACTGTATATGTTATGATTGGTTCACCATCTGGTCCTTTATCCTTTACTGGAAGACTTATATTTCCTTCTATATCTGCTCTTAAAGTTATTCTGTCTTTAGGTTGTTTACCAAATCCTGTCCTCCAATTTCCAGCTTTTAAACTTCCATCATTATCATAATAAGAAGCTAAATAGTCAATGCTATTGGCTTGTATTTTTGCTTGATTATTAATTACAGCTTCAGCAGCAGCCTTAAGATCTGGATCGTTTTCATATAGGGCTTTATTATTAAGAATTTGTTCAGGTGTATAGTTTTTCTTTCCTACGACTATATATGTGCTGTTAGGATTTGTACCTACAAGAGTCTTATCTCCCTCTATAGGTCTTCTACCTACCATAACTCCAGATGTGTTTACTTGAGGATTAAGACCCATAGCTTTATATTGTTTACTTATCTCACTATTAAATACTTCTGGATTAGCCCAACGACTAGTATATTCAAAATTAGAAGCAAATCCACTATTATTAAAGTTATTCTGAACTCTCTGATGCTCTGTTAGTGCTTGTTGTTTATCAAGTTCAAGTTTTTCTCTATCTAAATCTAATCTAGCACGTTGTATAGCTCTATCGGCATTGTTATTTACAATACTCTCTATAGTTGGAATTACGCTTGCGTCAGGAATCATCTTAGTTAAAAGATCAGTCCAATTACCAATTATCTCATCATCAACTGGAACACCCTGTTCTTTTGCCCAGTTTTCCATTATGGTTGGATCTATACTAAAATACTTTTTAGCAAAAGTTATATACGCATCATTATCAGAATTTAATTTTTTCAATCTGATAAGTTCGTCTTTCATTTTTTGTGCATCTTTAGGATCTAATTCTTCACCTGTTTTTACAGATAAAGGAACTGAACTAACCCCTGATTCCTTAAACCATGTAGTAGCCATATCCTTAATATACTTACTACCAGCAGCGTATGCAATTAAATTCTTAGTTAAATCTCCACTGTTCTTTTCTCCTGTTAAGTATTTCTTGACTTCATCAGGATCTATCTGAGCATTAGTGAATTTAATTAAATCTTTTCTTACATTATCAGGAATATAAATATCCCCTTTTGCTTCCATCATTTGTTTCTTCAATGCTTCAGCAGCAGTTCCAGCTTGAGCAAATTTCTCAAATCCTCCTTTTATTCTTTGAAGCATAACCATTCCTTCTCTATCTTTCATGATTTTGCTGTAATCATATCCATTTCTAGCAGCAATATCTTGAAGTATACCAGCAGCATATGGTCTTGCCACATCGTTATAAACTTGATAAGTATCAGGAACAGTTAAAAATTTATCAATAGCAGCTAAGTTATCCTTTACATATTGAGCTTTAGCTCTTTGTCTAGCATCATAAAGACCCATTGGTAATAAACCTCCTGCACCTGTATAAATAGTTTGACTACCTATCCTGCTTCCTGTAAATGTTCCAACAGCAATATCTCTACCTACAGTAGGATAATAATCTTGAACTCCTAATTTCTCTAATGCTAATACAGGAGCATCAGGAATAGAAGTTTTAAGGTCCTTATCTAATTGTTTATTGTCAGGATCGTAAGTAGGTTTTTGATCGGCACTTATTCCAGTTCTTAATGTTTCAGATTGAGCATTAGCATTATTTAAGTTGTTAGCTATTTCTTTATCAGAAATATTATCAGCTTCAGCACCTATTTTCCTAGCGTTATCTAAATCTTCTGCTGTAGAGTTAGGGTCATTAGCAGTAGCATTTACTAGCGTAGTAGAAGCGGCTCCTGTACTTGCTGAAACAGTATTATTTAAGTTTTGTATAGCCTGACTTTGAGCTAATTGATTTCTTTTTGCTTCTAACTCTTCAGGAGATAAGTCAGCCATATACCTGTCAACACTAGATTCAATTGATTGCCTTTGAGATTCATTATTTATCCCTTCAAGATTCCTTTCTTTTCTTGTAGCTTGTATTTCAGATTCTCTAATTCTTTTTCTATCTTCCTCAGAGATAGAAGGTTGACTTTGAGTTTGCTGTTGTTTAGGTTGAGGCTGAGCTAGAGTTCTTAACCTTTCGCTTTCAGCTCTCTTGGCATCCTCTTCAATAGCCTTTAAGTTTGCTTCCATTTCTGGACTAGCAACTTCAGACTCATTCAATCCTTTTTTTCTTTTTCTTTCGTCTCTAGGCATGATACTATGCGGTTTGATTATCTTCTTTCTTTTTAGGTTTCATCCCTAAACTAGCTAATAGATTAGAAGTTCCATCACTTTGTAGTCTAGCAGCTTTAGCAGACTGTCTAGCAGAACGAAGTAATGACAAATCTCTTGATACATCAGCCATCTTACTTGTTTGCTCTTGCTCCATTCCTAATGTCTGACCTAATTGTTGTCCTGATTGAGCAGCAATGTTTTCAGCACTCTGAGCCATAAGCTGAGACAATACAGCAGGATTAGCTTGACCTCCAGCTTTAAAAGCATTTTGCATATAGTTGCTAGCTAATCTGTTTGCAGCATTTTGTTGAGCATTAAATGCAGTTCCTGTTTCTAAACCTCTTCTTCTACGTCTAATAGTATTAAGCATTTGACGCTCCATAACGCTTTCAGATGGAGGCAATAAAGCATCAGATTTTTTCTCTGCTATTCTTCCTGCTATTGCTTGTCCTATACCTAATGCTGTTCCACCTACAGAACCCTGTCCATTTCCACCAAGTGATCCTATTAATTGTGAGCCTTTTGAGATTATATCCATTAGTGCCATAATACTATTTTTTTCAAATTTAATAATTATTTCAATCCTTTGTATTGTACTGCTGTAGATGTAACTAGAAACTCCTCATCTTCAGTACTTACAATCTTGAATATCATTAACCTTCCTTGGTTCCTATAATGTGGCGCAAACAAGGATCTAGGTATATAACATTCATATCCAAAGTAATTTTTTATGCTTAGTGGAATCAATGTAGCATCCACAACAGAATCAAAAGAATCTGTTTTGTAGTCATCATAAGACTTGTAGAAATAAATTTTTTCTGGTTTGCTATTTGAATTTACTCTTATTCTAATGAACTCTTTATCTATGATAATATTAGCATCAGCAACACCTGTTAAATAAGATTCCATGTCTTTACCATCTATCTGATTTCCAATCCCTAACTCATAAGTACCTGAACCTTTCATTCCAAAGAAATGATTCTTGTAGTATAGGTATTTATCGTAGTTATAAGAACTTTGACATTGAAGTGATTGTTGCTGTGTTCCGTATATTAATGTGCTAAATTCAGACTCTTCATTTACTATAGCTTCAACATTCATTATGTACTCTTTTGTAAGCACATTAAATCCTCCTGACAATCTAGATCCATAACCATCAAATATCAATGGGTTAAATCTTCTGTTAAGTAGTTCGAAGAATCCTGTTCTAGCTATTTCAGTTAGTTCGTTATTTCCAAATGCATAAGCACTAATACTATTACAGAAGAAAAGAACATTTGAATATTCGGCCCATGATCTCCATGTTTCGTCATGCATACCTATAGTCTTATCAATCCAAAGTTGATTAAGAACGCCTCCTACGTCAGAACCTGTAGTAGCTAACTCATTAGCGTTTATCTCGTAAAGCAATCTTTTATCTACCATTAACAAACAAACACCGCTGTCTGTCATAGCGTATAAGTTATTTCCTTTATCCCCTGACAATGCGCTCCAAGCAAATTTAATCTCTCCTGTATCGTCTGATATGTCAAAGTAATTCTGAGGTAAGAATGTTCTTACAGATGGAGTATTCTGTGCATTTGAAGGTCGTTTAAGTGACCATATAATTCTAGTACAAAAATCAAGTTGTTCTTCAAAACCTACTGTTGGCACAGTCACAAATACTTGATTTGTTTGTTTCTTGGAATAATCTATATTTACTTGAGGTGTAAATCTAAATCCTCCATAGCTCCATAGATTCCATTCGTAACCATAAGCATCAAAATAATTAGGACTAAGGTTATTATCTGATTCAAATTGAGCTCTATCTGCTGGATCTGACGCAGCCCATTTATGAGGTCTAGGTATATAGTTTACAAGTGGAAACGCCTGATCACTAACTGCTTTATCAGGGGATTCTATATTATACATGAAAGATAAGTTAATTCTAGTCTCTGCTGTCCAAACAGTAGTTAATTGCCTTATCTTAGCTATATCAGATTTAAGAGAATTACAAAACTGAAAATCACCAGTAAAATCATAATTCCAAACACTTGTATTTTCCCACCTAGGATAGGTATCCGTATACACATAACTCTTAAGTGGAAATGGAGCATTCATTCTAAAATCATTATCAGGATACAACCATCCACCATCATTATTAGAAGGGCCTCCTCCTTTTTCATAAACATTATCTATTGGAGACCATATTGATTCGTTTACATAAGTGTCACCACCAAATACCCTTACAGGAATCCTGTTGTCATACCTAACGTAAACTTTACTCCCTGAAGGAACTGTAGAGAATGTCTCGTATCCTAGTATAGCATTAAAGTTAAGAGTAAATATTCTACATACACCATCAGTATCTCCTGATGTCTCTGTGCTTGTGTATACACCATAAATATCAAATCCATCTGTAAGTATTGGATCGTTATAAGGACCTGGAGCCGCAGCAGCAAGTCCTGTAAGTATTGTTGCTTGATTTGGTGCTGATTCAAACTGAATATTCATCCACCTTTGTTCAATCTCATTTTGATCAATAACGTAGGCAAATCTTTTTAAAGCACCATAGGTAGAAAGACCATTTGTTTGTCCTGACACTTGAGGTATACAATCTTCCCATCTTTCAGAAACTAATACAGCAGATTGATTATTTGCTCCTGTAGATTCTAATATTAATGACTTGAATTTAATGTAATTACCTGTGTATCTATATTGAGTTGTTATTCCTGGATTTATATTGTTCTCATCTCTAACTAAGTTGATAACATAGAAAGGCTCTCTCCACTCATTAACACCAGCATTTGTAGCATCGTTACTTGGATTAGGTTGACTATTCATTCCAGCCTCATTATATATAGCACCTGTTACCGAATCATCAACAGTTATTTTAAAGTATGTTTGCCTAGTAGAATTTGTAGTTGTCTCTATTACAGCTTCTATAGGAAACAATTGATTCCCATTTGCATTACCTGTAAAAGCAGGAGAATCTCCACTAATAGAATTAGTATATCTTCCGTAAGCAATATATCTATCTGGATCTGTAGGATACTCAGGAGAAAAAATACCTGAGTAATCACCAACATAAGGGTTTATTTGTTCTAATATATTATCTCCATCTTCTCTTAGAATCCTAGCGTATGTTATCATGTCCACTCCTTTTCTGATGGCTGTTTCAAACTCTGTAATATGAGTATAAATTTCAGTAAAGTATCCTAGTGGAGATACTAATTGTATCTTATATGAACCTGGATTGTTTATTAAGTCCTCAGCGATATCAGGAGCTATATGTTCTAAGTCAGGAAAATAAGACCAAAATGCATCTGTCTCTTTCTGCGTGTCATCCCCAAATAAAGCAGAAGCTGGTCTTAATGAATAGAATCCTAAACCTTGAGCTAATACCCTTCTTGCAGGTTCTGTTTGAACTACAGAAAATCCTTCAGCATCACTTGGATATGTAGCCAATCCTCTAAAAGATAAACCCATTGAATAGTAGTCTAATCCAAAACCTTTTGGTTTATAAGTAGTTCCAGGACCTCCACTTGTTGTTTTTACTTCTTTGTTTACGCCTTTATGAAGAATTGATTGGGAGTCACCTTGACGTACAGGGCTCATTTCAGAATAACCATAAGTAAACCAATCTTCATCTTTATATTGATAAAACAAAGGATCATCAGGTCTTTCATCTTCTTGATTAGTTTTAGCTACAGCATCATAATGATCAAACACCTCATGAGTCTGAGTTACAACTCCATTTGTATTAGCAGCTCTTACTGTACCTAGATATGATATTTCATCTGTATCAAGACTTGTTATATCTCTCCTATTTGGAAATTCAAAGTTTTCTAATCCTGTTATCTCTTTCGCATAAGAAGGGTTTGAGTCTTTATCAAAAAGAATAACACCAAATCCTGTTCTCTCTCCTCTCATGTTGCTCTTATACATAGCAGCATTATAAACGTGCTTATGACCTGGCTTACCAATCTTTTGTATTGCAGGAAATCCTGTATTACCTAATACATCAACAAACGTAACTTCGTTATTAATATCTCTATTGTTATAACCAATGTTCATTAAATATAAACGCTGATTAAAATAACGTATTGATTTTGCCCTTCTTATAGACGAGAAGGATTGAGCCTCCTCTTCTAATGTTAGTGTTTGAGCTCCTATGTATTGAGCTTCTGCTCTATCTAATACATTTAAAACATTCATTCCATCTAATATAGGAATAGAAGCTATAATCTGAGAAACAGGAGGAACACCTATAGCATCACCTGCGTACCAAGAATCTCTTCTTAACTCTAAGAATGAATACTCATTGTAATTCTCATATCTTAACCTTATGTGATTACCATAAGGAGTAGATGAAGCTATATTAGGATCTGATGAATAAGTCTTAGAATGAGGATATTGAGGGCCCCAATCTGAACTATTACTTCTAACAACAGGAACTAACTCGCTGATTGGAGCAAAGATAGTTCTTTCACCCTCTTGGTCTACTAAGCGATAAGAGTATGAATAACTACCTACACAAAGTCCTGATGTACCAACCACATAATCATAACCAGAACTTCCAGCTACTTGCTGAATAAATGCAGGCTTATGCATAACTGTTATTGGAGGTAATGTGTATGCATCAGGATTAAATTCAGAAAAATACTTCTCCGTACATTCACCATCTGGGGTCATTGCTGAGTTGTCCATTAGGTCTATTACGTTGAATATCATCGGAGGAGTATTGTTGTTGGTTATGTAAAACTCACCACCGATACAACTTTCATTCTTATCATATTGTAATGGATAATTTAAATCCATTGGAAAATCATCGCTATACAAAACTATCTGACCATCAACCCTAATCATAGGAAATTCAGTAGGATCTGTTGATGCCCATATCTCAACAATGTGACCATTGATTTCTTGAGCCATCATACATTCATAGTTGTCAAATGTTAATGTAGATGGATCAGGAGCGTTACATCTATTATCGATAAGAGGGTATAATATCTCTTCTCCCTTTATTTTCTTCTTTGCTAAATTATCTCCATCCATGGAAACACTACGCATATTCAACGCGTCAACGTGTTCTCCCTGTTCGTTGTTACCTAATATTTCTTTATTGGTATCTGAATTAATACCTTTTTCATAAGTCTTATTATCGTATGGATGGTGTTGTTGCTTGTGCATATTCTATTTTTTAAAAGGAAACCTTTTGTTTAAAGCGTCTTGTCTGCCCTTACATCCGCAATCAGCATGACCAGTCGCCTTAGCTACAAATTTAGCAACTTTATTCATTTGTGTCATTTTAGCTACTTTAGCTACGACATCTCCCATTCCTCTAGCGTCTCTGAATAGGTTAAGATTATTCATGTTACCACTTAACTTTATCTTTTTACTTTTTTTTCTAATACTTTCTCTATTGGAAGTCCTTTTTTTATTCTTCTTGTTATTGTATCTCTATGTACACCAATAAAAGAAGCCCAATCAGTTAAACACATTGATTTTCCATTAAAATCAAGCATAACATTTGTACTTCTATTTCTATTCTGCTCTGCTTGAGTTGCCCATCTGCAATTCTCCTTAAAATATCCTTTAGTGTTATCTATTCTATCAATAGACATTCCTTTTGGTCGTTCACCCATATCATTAAGGAAATTTTCAAAAATATTCCAAGAATCATCCATAGTTATATCTCCGTAAACTTTACTATGATTTTTTCCAAGTCTAATTCTTCTTCTCATTGAAAACCAAGAGTTCCAAGTTGAACTTCTTGATTGACCATGCTTAGATATTTTATCTCTTATTTTTTTTGATTTAGCGCATCCGCAATCTTGAGTATTGCCGCTTTTTAAATTTGGCCTAGATACTTCTGTTAATTTTCCACACAAAAGACACTCACACATCCAATGTGAATTCGTGTTCTTAACTTGAGTAATTTTAATTACCCTTAGATTATTAAATAATTGTCCTTCTAAATTTGCTTTCATTTTTATTTTTTAAGCAAAGATAGTAAAAATATTTAAACCATTTAATGTAATACCTACGATACACCACTTTACGACATTGCTCCAGTAAGCTGCACTTAGTTTTCCTTTGGCTATATTTTTAGCATGGCGAGCTTTAAATCTTTTTCTTCTATTAGCGTAAGCCTCAGACTCATTAGCCTTCTTAGGAGATCCTTTTACTCCTTGCTGTCCAAATCTAATAATCTTTTCCGTACCGTTAGAACACGCTTTAACAACGTGAGACTTCTTAGGGTGACTAGGTGTACTTCTAGGTGAATTACACTTCATAGAAGCTTTATTTAATTTCTCTGCCATGTTATCTAAATTTAGCTGTTTTTTCTCTTATCTTTTTTGGCTGAGGTACAAATTGTTTTCCCATGGCCTTACCGATTCTTTTTGCTCTAGTTGTTGCAGCATACTCTTGAGGTGTTAATGATTCTCTAGCGGCTTTAGGAAGATACCTTTCTCCTGTCTTAGAACTTGGTTTACCACTCTTAGTTCCCCATTCTTCTTTTGTCCACTTAGACAAACTGTTGTCTGAAGATTTTGCACCTTTATATCCTCCTCCTGCTTTTTTATATCTAGCTACTGCAATCTGAGCTTTTCTAGCTGACCACTGCCCTGCATTACCGCCTTTAGTTCCAGCCTTAACAGAAGCTACAACTCGTTTCCAAAGAGCAGTATTTGATTTCTTAGCAGTACTCATTACTTATGATACATTGATGAGATATACTCTTCCATAGACGCTTTCTCTTTGGAATCCATAGCTTTAATTCTTTTTCTAGCTTTGTTCCAAGAACCTGTAGTTAAGTTTTCTAAATCATCTTTAGCATCTGCCCATAAGGCTCTGTAAACTCTTGGCTCTCTTATTTTCATTGCTTCAAGGAACTTAACCTTTACATAGTCAACAACAGCTCTCTCAAAGAATCTAGGAATAACTGGTAAATCACCGTTCTCTACACCCATGCTATTAGCAATGAATCTAATATAAGAATAAGCCTTACACTCTTTACTGAACATCATGATGCCCTCAAATATGTTGTAATAATATTTAGGACCATAATAACCCTGCATATTATGCGTGTAAACTCTTTGATTAGGTTGATAAACATCAGAACCATTTGATCCATCATCTTTTACCTGTGCCGTGTATCCATCTCCACTATAGTTGTTATTGAAAAGTCTTTTCCAATAAACCATTTGAGTCTTCATAGGATTACATAAAGAACCATTATAAAGATAAATCTCCCTAACATTGAATATGTTCTTAGGCATTATCAATTGACAATTATCAGGGAACTCATAATCAAATTGCTCTCTCTTCCAAAACGTGTCAAAAGATAACTCTTGCATAGCATCTTGAATACGAGATAAATACCATCCCTCTGAGAATCCCTTTTTGTAATCAGCATCATCAACTGTCATAGTGATTTCAGCCAATAAGTGATCTACGGATACAAAATCGTTAGCTGTCATTATTGTTGAGTTTGAGTAGGTTGAACATCAGGAAGATTTACAGCTCTATTCGAATACATTCTAGTATCTAATTCAGCTTCATCTTCCCCTTCGTTTGTAACTTCTTTAGGCATCAACATAATGAATCTACCTAATTGTAATACCTGCATAACTAAATCTGCAATCATCTCGTCAGGAAGAGGTATTTCACTATCAATATCACAAAGTATCTTAGGATCTAATGATGACTTAACAGCTATCTCTACATCAGAAACAGGAACACATTCAACTCCTAACAAATAAATTCTGTTTACAGGTGATCCATCAATGTTATGTCCTATACGGTAGAAGTATGGATTCTTAGATGTTGGCTTTGTGTATTCGTCTTTATATAAAGTTCTGATGTCTCCAACATTTGTTGCCTGGAATCTAACTTGAGCAAATGCAGGACCTTCACAATTGCAAGTATCTTCATTGTACGTTATGTATACAATACCTGCATTATTAGGTAGGTCCATTATCTGAACAGGTAAGTCAATATATTTTCTTCCTTTTGCGTCTGTCAATACCGCTACAGAATCAAATGTGGAAGTGAATAAGTCAGTGTTAGTTGCTAATGTCTGCTGTACTCTTAGCTTATTAGCCACAACCATAACCCAATAAAGGATTTGGTTAAATGTAAAGTCTGCATCGTCAAATGTCGAATTAAAACTTTTCTGAAGGTCATATACTACATATCTATACGTCATCTTACAATACGCTTATTAATTGTTGAATATCTTGAGCTGAGACACCATATATACTTGTTTGGTCTCCTTGTTTGTAAGCAATATAGTTTAACGCTTTATCAAACAATAACTGAAATACACTATGAGGAAAATTAATTTCATCTGCTAGCGTAACAATTTGCGTAGGCTTCTTAGCCCAAAATATAGTAACTTCTTCATTTGGAGAAGAAGGTCTTATCTCAATCTCTTGCGTATGATAAGAAGAAGCAGGAGTTCTATAGTTTATAGGAGTCAAATAAGCATATAGTTTTAATGCATCACATATTTGATTTCCCTGATAACCTGCTTCAAATGGGTTATCATAGTTTGTTGCCCACTCCTCAAGGTTTAATCTCTTACAAGATAATTTTGCTGACACATGAAGCTTATCATTTAAATAATAACTTCTAGTAGCATCAGGAGTAGCAGGAGCAGGAATACCTGCAATCTTACTTGTTGTTGGTTTAGGATATACGGCCAATATAGACCATACCTCCGATGGGAATACCGTTAGGGAAACTCTAGAGGTGTTACTTGTTCGAAACACCCCTGAGCTAGACAATTCCCTAAAAAACTCTTCGCCTATTTTATCTTGTCCATACGCGGCATTAACTACAGATGTCAACCATTTAATAGAAGCATTAATGGCTGGTATAATATCTAAGTCGTCTCTATAGTAATCTGAATTCTCAGCATCTAGAGCGAATACAATCTGATTTCTTAATTCCTGCGCTGTAAACATAATTAGCCAATTGTTTTTTCAATTATAGTTCTTGACGTACTAGCATCAACTCTAGCAGCCTTCAAGTTTCCGTATAGAAGCCTATCTTGTTGATTGATAGATCTCTTAGCAATTAATTCAATAAGCTGTCTTCTCATTGATTCTGGACTCTGTGTTATAGCAACTCCTTCTTGCTTAGCTCTTTGAATCATCTGCATATCAGATAGTCTTGAGATAGACTGCTGAGCTTCAACCATTTTCTGAGCCCATGTAGAGTCAATATTCAATGCTGATTCCATATTTTCATAGAATGCAATACCATACTGACTATGACTTCTTAAGTAATCAACTTCAGCTCTTGATTGAATCTTAACAGAAGATACAGATACAACCTGTGTCTGCTTTCCTGTCTTTCTCTTAGTTCTAATCAATGGCTTAAACTTAATTGCACCATGTGGTGGCTCAGTCTCTTCTCCTCTTCTCTTATCTCCATGGATAGAAAAGTTAAATGAATAAGCAAAAAATACTACAGGAGTATCTAACCAATCGTCTTCTAAATCTTGAACATACTCAAGATCTCTCGACATTTCTTCTTTAGCTTCCTGAGTTTTTATTTTGGAGATTTTACTATTGAATGTATTCAATAATTTATCCTCCAACTCACTCATCATTTTTTGTACAAGAGACAATGGTAATGAAGGCTCTTTTTCTACTTCTTTTTTTGGCTCAACAACTTCTTCTGGAGCCACATCGTTTTGTGCGTCAACACCATCAAATACTGTTTCTTCAGCTTTTGGAGTAACGTCTTCTATTTTTTTAATCGGCATTTTATTGATTTTTAATGTTTTAAATAAAGGGGAGTACTTAATTCCTCCCCTTTTATCTCTAGTTTATAGTTTGACTAAGACTGAAGATCTAACCAAGCACAAGCTAGTGGGTTATGGAATTTAACACCCATGTTACAGTCAACCCATACGTCACCGTAACGCTTAGGAACTCCATCCTCTAACTTCAAGGTATCTCCTGAACGCTCACCCCATAATTGAGTTCTCTTGATGTTTTTCATATCAAGGATTACAATTCTGTTCTCGAAAGAACCAGGGAAAGATGCAGCATCTTCGAAACGCTTAAATGGAACAAGAACAATACGAGATGAACCTAAGTTCACTTCTTTCAAGTTCAATAAAGCGATCTCATCATTTGGTGCATAACGAGTTAATTCTTCTTTGTAAGCCAAAGATAAAGCTCTGTGTACTCGTGGAGTCATGTAAGCCATACGAGCTTGACCATAATCACCATATTCAGAAGATAATACCATATCTTCGAATGCATCAACCAAAGTAGCAGATGTAGCAAGAGCATTTGGAGAACCAGCTTCCAACATAGATGTAAATACACCACCTGTTGTTTTTGCAGGAGTACCATCAGCTGTGATTACTTCACCTTTTTGTCCTGTCCAGAATGCGTTAGAAAGGTCGATTCTGTGTTGGTTAAACATTGCATTACGCTCCATTTCTAAGAAGTTAGAAGTCGTACCCATGTTTTTCAACTTGTGTAGTTCTACTTCAGAGTAACGGATAGCTTTGTTAAACAACTGGATGTAGTTAACACGCTCGATTGTAGAAGCGCGGAAGTACTGAGCAAAACCATCAGAACCATCGTGATCTACAGAAGATACGTTAGCTAATACATCATCAGCAGCAACTGCTGGTAAAGTGTCTCCATTGTAAGGAGAAACTGTAATTGTCAACAAAGAAGTGTCAACAGAAACAACACTACCTTTTTGTCCGTTAGGATAAGAGATAATTGTGTTTGTTGAGATATTGTCTGTAGACGTAACAGAGATAGTTTGAGTAGTTGGGTAAGAAACCGCAGCAGCAACAGCTGTAGCTACAAGTGGCTCACGTTGGTAACCCATCTCTTGGTAGAAGAATTCGTCTGAATTCATCTGCTCAGCAGCAACCATGTTCAACAATTTCAAGTCCATGAACTGTTGTGGAGCAGCATCAAAGATAGCTCTGTTAGTTAATTTTTGTACCAACAACGAAATATCGTGTCCGTACAACGCAGCATACTCCGAACCTACGGAGTTGTAGTTCTGATTAAGGAACTTTGAATTTGGATCGTTATACAACATTTGTTTTTAATTTAAAAAGTTTACAATTTACGCATAAGGGTCATTCTTGAATAATCCACTCAAATGACCTAAAGCTTTCTGATCCACTCCAGTCGGCATAGCCGCTTTCTGTTTTCTTACTGACTTAGGACTTGAGTCAACGATTCGTTGATTCGCCTCAGTTTCACCTTTCCTTTGCGCAATCTTTTTGACAGATTCCAACATTTTCTTGCCGTACATAGCGTATGCTACAAGCTCTGCTGCATCATCGTTATAAGTACCATCAGCATTCATAAACAAATTGTCTACCTTCCCCTCGACCAAGATTGACCTAATCTTATTGATTTCAGCCTTACTGAAGTCAGGGTAAGCCTTACTTAGATTCTCCACGGAAAGGATTGCTGTCTTCTTCATATTCTGAAATTCAGATTTCTGTCGATTCAAATAATCCTCACGTTCTTTCTCTAACGCTTGTTTGTCTTCGGAAAACATTCGTTTTGTCGAATTAGCCAAAAGCTTCAATCGGCTTTCATATTCAGAATCACTTAAGTCTCCATTTTCATAGTCACTAAGCAACTCCTCGTATTGATCACCAAAATAGTGCTGGACAAGGCTCTCAGGACTTTGTTTTCCAAAATCTCCTGAAAAGTCCAGTCTTCCAGACGCATCAAACGCCTTTGTGAAGTCCTCTCCATTAGCCCACATCTGAATACCTAAACGCAATTCGTAAGGCATTGCATTTAAATCAGAAGTTAAAGCTTCATACTCTTTCTTTAATTCAGACCCCTCTTGAGCCTGATTTCTCCAAGTATCAACAGAAGAAAAGAATGTCTCAGGATTCTTGATTCCAAATTTAGAAGATATTAAATCAACCATTTCTTTAGGAGGCTGAAAGTTAAGTTTGAATTCCTTACCCTTCTTAGGCTCCTTCATGATTCCAAAAATATCAACTACATCATCCTCTTCATCTTCATCCTCATCCTCTTCATCCTCATCTTCATCCTCATCTTCGTCTGCTTGAGAGCTTGCCTGAGATATACTAGCTATCAAGTCTTGATACTCTTTAGTGCCTGCAAAACCAGGATCCATACTGGCTAAAGCTTCCACCTGTCTAAGTTGATCCTGCAATTCAGGAGCTAAGTCTTGAACCACTGGGGCATCAGACAAACTACTTACTGCACTTTCAACTTCTCTTTCAAAGTTGTCACTCATAATTAATTATTTTGCTTCAAAAATACAAATTTATTGTTTAAGTTCATTTTTAATAATGTCTCTTTCAGTTTTAGCTCCTTCTTTCAATGCTACTTTCTCCATTTCTTGCTCATGCGAAAGTTCTTTCATAGCAACATCTTGTTCTACTTGAGCTTGTTGTGCTTGAGCCATCTGAGCCATCATATCTTGTTGTTGAGCTCTTCCTTGAATCATTCCTTCATTAGCGGCTTGATCAGCTTTTTGTTGAGCCATCAACTTGTCTTTACTGTAGTTTCTTAATTCTTTAGCCACCAATTCAGGGCTAGCTCTATTAAATAGATTAGAGAATATTGTAGCATCAATTAATCCTGCTTGCAACAATGTAAATAACAATTGATTTGCAGCATTAACCCCTTGTTCTGGAGTTTCTGAACGCTTAAGAAATATTCTATAATCCTGTAGTAAATGATCTTCTGTTATGTTGATTCTAGTAAGCCCTTCATCTCCAACAATCATAGCTAATTTTCTAGGATTATCGTGATAGATAGCCTTACCTACTGTGGCAATATGTTGATATGCTTGTTTCAATATAGAAGTCAAGGCCCAATAGAATGGCTCCTGAACTAAAGAACCTCTTTGTATTTGAGCTTCGATTACACCAACTAACACATCGCTACCACCTTGAGTTCCTGTCATGGCTTCGTTAACACCTGTAACATCTTGAATAGATTGCTGAACAGATTGAATAACCTGGAACATTTGAAGGGTTCCTGAACCTATGTTTGTACCATAAGTTCCAACGGCATTTTGTACTGAACCAACTCTATCTGTGTCTACGAATATAGGTTTAGAAGAGTTTATGTTTCTAACCATGTCAGCTTCTCCATCTCTATCGTCTACAGCAGACTTAGATATAACGGTTCCTGTTCCACGCATATTGGCCATTTGAGATTCAACAACAGATAATGTTCTGTTCAAGAATCTTTGTGGATCGATAACGTCATCAAGTGGAGTCAATACTTCTCCTCTATCGTAAACCCAAGTGTAACATTTATATGGAAATTTAACATTAGCAGGGTCATTTAATTCTTTCTCTTGATAAGGAACCACACCAAACTCAAGAATAATATCTCCATATCCAATTTCCTCTTGAGGAATAAGAATACAATAACGAAGTACATCTACATAAATAGTGTGCTTCTTTTTATCACCCATTTCATCCTTATGCTTTTGCGTTTGAGGCTCAATGAGATCTTTATCTGTATACTTAGAATTGGCATCATTAATCATTGTATAGTAAGGATATCCGTATTCGTCTACAACCCATCCATACTCTCTTCTCTCTACGTCTTTCCAATATGTTTCGTAAACTGGAACCTTTCCACCAGGTATAGTGTAGATTCCATTTACTATTTTATGCATAGAGTTCTGATTAGTTCTATTAGAATAATTCTCAATAGCTTCTCTTTCTTCTTTGTTTAAGTCTTGAAATCTTTCAAATATAGAAGGAGAATCCATATAGTACCATTCACCCATAAATTCAGCATCCGTTAAGTCAGGCTTTTTAGCAGACATATCCCACATGAAGAATAATGGATTGGTAGATTCTGCTACATAGTTCTCTCCTGCTTCATACCCTTTGTAGATTCCAATACCACAGATTGCAAGGTTTCTTGTTATTTGAACCTTTAACTCATCCATGTTTATTTCATTGGTAACGTACTCCAACAAATTGTTTATATCAGTTTCATAGTTATCAACAAAAGTATTTAAGAATAACTCCTCAGTTTCAAATTCAGTGTCTTCTAGTGGATTGTATTCTTTTAGAATGTCTTTAAAGAATGGCATACTCTCTGCCATCTTATGAATTGTTTTTAACTTTCTTAAATCCTCTTCTCTTTTGTTTATAACAAAGTCAGATACGCAATTAGCTTTCGCATTGTAAGCTAAACGAATAGCATTACCAACATACTGCTGTACCATTGGCTTGATTACGTTCTTTGTCCACTTCAGCCTGTTTCTTACGTCTCCAGACTCATCAAGGAAGAATGCTTCAATATCTTCATCAAATATCCATTGACCATCCTGACCTTTAAAGAATGACCAATTTATTAAGCACTTATTGATGTATCTTCTGTAGATGTAATTGCTCATTACTGATAAACAGTATTTCGCATATCTCTTGTGGTAATCTTTATCTTTCTTCCCTTCTAATTTGTTAGGGCGAATATTACCATTGCTAAACATGAAACTCATATCACTTCAATATGTCGTTAATTCCTACCATTACTTCTTTCCTAGTCTTTCTCTCCACGGTCTTAGCACCATATGAAGATTCTAGGATTTTTACCATCTTTGGAAGCTCATCATAAACCTTTACAACCAAATCGGTATATTTCTTCTTATCATCTATGTCCATAGTCTTTAATGAATTACTGTCTACAACAATCATATCATTAAGAACTTCAAACATATATTGACTCATCAACTTCGCTCTAAGCCTGTATTCAGGATTAAAGCTCTCCATCCTCCTAATGCCTTTAATAATATCTTCAGGTATATTACCATTTGACATTTCTTCAAGGTCTTTCCTCACATGGAAGTCTTTTCCGTATGTAAGTTCAAGAGCTTTTTGTACTCTTTCCTTTTTATTGCTCAGTCTGTAAATTGGACTTGTTCTGTTTCCAATCAACCAGCAGAGTCTTATTTGCTTTGAGTTTAAATCTTTGAACTCTTCTAATTCAGCTAAATCAGGATACTCTAATTTAACGTCTTTATCTGTCTCTAGGCCAAAGATTATTACTTCTACTTCTTTTTCTGCCATAAAAATATAAAAAAATAGGGTAGGCAATTTTATACCTACCCTACAAAGATAATCAAATTTTGATTAGACAGCAGGACATCCTAAGTAGTCAGCTACAGTAGCGTAAGAACCATTAAGGATAGAAGTCAACTTAGTAACAGTTGCAGCTGTACCAGCATCAGTTGATTTAAGATAAACCAAAGCTTGAACTGGCTTAACAACTTGAAGACCATTTACGATATTGTGACGAATCAACTTTCTGTAAGTGATGATGTATCTGTTGTAAGTACCTGATACTAAAGCAGCATCTGGGATATACTGAAGAACTTCATCAGAAGTTCCTACAGGAGCAACCCATGCTACGTTATCAGAAATAACTGATCCAGCAGGAGCAACCACATTCAATGGACCAAATCCAGCAGCGTCAGCAGTAATACGAACAACATCTCCAGCTTGAGCCGTAGCAGAGAAGTAAGCATTAACGTCAGCATTGATACGAGCAACAAAAGCAGCTTGTAATTCAGCAACTGTAGCAGTAGCATCTAAAGAAACTGTATAAGTTCTTGCTTGGTATACAGCGTTAGTCTCTTGACCACCTCCAAAGAAGTTAACTGCGTAAGGAGCAGAAATTGTCAATGAATAAACTCCGTTGTTTACGATTGTTACAGCAGTTAAATCTACGTCTACTACGTTAGCTGTACCAGCAGCATAAGCATTGTAGTCAAAATTCAACAAATCTGTAGCCTTGATAACAAGAGCAGTAGCTCCTGATTCATCTTTAACGGAAAGAACTCCGTTTGCTAATACTACATCAGTAGCAGCGACAGGTGTATTCAACAATAATGCTGAATCGTTGTCAATTTTAGGTAATTTAAAAGTAATTGCCATTTTTTTTTGTTTTGTACACTGAACTAAGTTCTGTGTTGGTTAATAATTAAACACTGTGCTAAAACACAACGCAAATGTAATATTTTTTTTAAAATGTATTTTTTAAATGAAAATGTTTTATATTTGTATCAGCAATTAGACTTCAGACAATGTTTTTTTTATGGTAACGATATTGAGCCCTCATCCTTTCTAATTGCTACGAGGGCTCTTTTTATTTTTTAACTATGGAATCATTTAAAGTTGTTTGCATAAACGACAAAGGAAGACCAACCAACTATGTTGGTGAGTGGATACAGAAAGACTCTGTTTATACCGTAGTAGAAGTTAAGTTTTTAATAAATCAAAGAATGGCTGCTGGGTTTAGACTAGCAGAAGTAAATATGGGTGAAGACTCCCCTTATCAATTCTTTTTCTCTAATAGATTCCGACCATACGATCAGACAGACTCTGAGGCGTGGACAGAAGAAGTATTAGAAGAGTTGTTTCCAGAGGAAACGTATGTAGATGCATTATGAGCCCTCAACTAATACTTGAATTAAACAAGTTTAACAACATAATATTCAATGAGTTACCTCACACGTATAATTACAATGGTTTAGATTGTAAGTCTGTTACAACTATTATTGGAAGCTATAAAAAAGACTTTGAGAAGGATAAGATAGCTTTCTTTTATGGAAAGAAGCACGGCATTCCTGTTGATGATGTCATAGAGATGTGGGATATAGAAAGAGATAGAGCTTCTAATGTTGGTTCTCATGTCCATAAGTATATGGAGTTATTTTGGAATGGTAAATTGTATTCTGAATCAGAGGATAACTTACCTAGTTCTTTAGTTTCTATATGTAATCAATTTATAAATCAATCTAAGAATAAGTTAATACCTGTTCGTTCTGAGTTTATTATTGGGGATTTAAATAAGAGAGTTTGCGGTATGGTGGATCAGATATTCTACAATGTTAAAGCTGAAGAGTATCAGATTTGGGATTGGAAGACAAATAAGAAGATGAGATACTCTAGTGAATTTGGGAATAAAATGATAAATGGTTTGAGTCATTTAGATGAGTGTGAGATGAATACTTACTCCTTACAATTAGCCTTGTACAAAAAAATTATACAAGAGAACACGAATATTGTTCTTGGAGATTCATATATTTGTTGGATAAACGAAGCGGAGATGTTTCCTAGAGTGATAAAAACATTTGATTTCAAGGAAGAGGTGGATTTAATTTGGTCCAACTTGGCGGCATGAGTACTAAGTCATCGTACTCTAGCAATAAATTAAAGCAGGTTCTTGAAAATGGAACACAACACTTCATCGCCAAATCCTATGTGTCTACTAAGTTTGATTATGACAGGAGAATGCCTGAGTATTTTCTCTATTGGGTAAACTTAAATAAAGGCACATTTGAGTCTGATCCTAATTATCATAGGATGTCATGCAAACTTATGAGTCCTAAAGAAAAGAAATATTTTAAATCCATATTGGATGAATACAAGGAAGCCGTAAACAATCGACATGGCGTTATATGGGAAAACAAAAAACTAGGATTTGATAAAACCCTAGTTATTGTATCTCAGTTAAAACTTGATATTTAATTAAGAACTTTTAGAACCCTTCCTGTTCTCACATCAACTTTTGCTAGTTTCATTCTGAAGTTTGTCTCCTTGGATTGGACATACCTTGTAACTACATGGGTATTTTTGTCTTCCTCCTTGATATTTGTAGGCTCGTATCTAGCGTGCGCCTGTGCGTTTATGTAGGCAAAGGTAGCTGCGAATATGGTATCATCATAATCGTACCTGGTATCTGCTGCTTGATATCTAGTTTGTCTATGGCTAGTAGCTGTCTTCAAATCTTTCTCTACGAATGTTTTTAACTGCTCCCATAGCCATGGAACGTCTATTGAATGTCCGTAAGAGTCTAGCATTTCTTCTGTTTTCGCTATAATCCTTGGGGCCGTATTAGCTTTATTGGAAACTCCAAACCATTTACCTCCATGTGTTTGAAAATATTCAGGCAATTGGGCATTAGCGGTGAATTTGCTTTTAAATCCGTGTATTTCTTGGAAGTCAACGTGCATATCTCCGATGTTATTCTCCACGAGTTCCTTTACCCCTCCTCTTTTTTGCTGATCATAGTATAAGCTTTGAAGCAATACCTGTAGGTATGTGTATTTAAACTTCTTATCCCTATGGAATACTACAGAGGATATGCTATTTGTAAGGGAATCCCATATTACGCTACACATCATGGAGTGCCCTGTCTCTGAGTTGATGGGGTCAGTACCTTGATACCATCTATTTTTCCAACATTCTGTTTCAGGTGGATGGTGAACAATCATTGCTGTGGTAGATATATCTTCTCTTCCGCTAGTTCTCACCCATCTTGCACCTGTTATTCTGTATTCGGTAATTAAATCAGGAGTAGGTTGTGACATATCCATGATAGGATCAAAGAATCCATATTCTATTGGGGTATCTTTTCCGTATATTTCGGAAAGTCGTTGGTTACAGAGGTGTATTGGCACGAGGGTCCTAGCTTTTCGAAGAAACATATCATCAATGGTGATGGGATAGTGCTGATGAAACTGTACTTTTGCGATTTCTCCTTTTTTGGTTCCTTCAAGTGCAAGGTATGCTTTTCTTTCGTTGTTGATGTGCTCGTCAGTGACACCTCTTCTTGCGTATGCGTTGAAAAATAGTGGTATGATTCCATATTCAAAATTATTTTCTTTCCATTGTTGGAGGCACATTTTAAATTCTGCCTCAAATACAGAGCCTCCTTTGTCCATTTCCCCACCTGTTCCCCAAGCGATAAACTGCTGTTGCATGGTCATCTTCTTGGTTTGTGGGTTATATTTAAATAATGCAGGTCTACCTTCACGCATCATCTCTCCAAATATTTCGAATAGACCAATCTCATCGATAAATACTGCCGATGGTGATCCACCATTGATAGCATCTACCTGTGGACTATCTACCTGGAATCGTGAAGCACCCCCTTCATCTCTACCTTTTCTTTCTCCTTTTTTATCAAAGGACATAACTTGATCGGTCCAGTTCTTTACTTCCTGGGCCATGAAGTGCGGTATTTTTGTGTATGTCCACTTCACCTTATCCCTGAATATTTCCACCCCTTTATCTTTTGAGTGGGTAACGAATTTAATGAAGTATGACTTATTGAAGTTTACACGTTTCATTCCTGCTAGACACATGGTAGTGGTAAAACCAATTTGTCGTGCTTTACCGATCATCATGGAGTATCCGCAGTCGTATAGGAACAGGAGTACACGTTGTGCATCCCATGCTTGGTATCTAAGCATACCGTTATCGGCCTTATCTTCCTTTATCCATCCGTACTTATTACAGAAGTATAGCGTATTATCTTTGCACTTCTGTATTTCGGTAGCTAACCAATGCCACTGATCTTCTTCTGTTTCTAGGTCTGTAATTATGGTATCATCTTCTAACCATTCCCTTGCCTGTTCACAATAGAGATCGAAGGCTTTGTATTTTATTTTATTTTGCCAACCGCTGTTTATGGAATCAATCCAATTTACAAATTCTTTTGGATATTGAAACTCAGGATGTGATGGATACCAATCTGAAGTTTTAATACCTCTTATTTTTTCTTTTGCCATAAGCTATAAAAATGAGGGCTACCTCAATTGATAGCCCTTAATGTTTGCATCCACAATTGGATTCTTTGTCTTTTTGTTTTTTAACCTTTTGGGCTTTAGCATAAGCCTTCTTGATTAACTTAGGATCAATGCCTGACTTTTTGTCTAGGTAAGCCATTAATACTTTTTCATTTTTTTAGTCTGCTTAACTTTAAGAGACTTTCCTTTAGGCATTTTTTCCATTTTCTCTTCACCTTTCATCATTTCGGCTTTCGCCATAGCCATCTTAAGGGCTTTTCCTACTTTTTTCATTTTGCTTTGTTTTAGGGTTAATCACAATATTTTTTATCCTTAGTATTCTTGTACATCAGTTTGAACTGTTGTTTAGAAGTTGGAGCTTCGTCTTTAAGTGATGCTATAGCAGGAGCATTACCTTCTACTCTACCTTTGTCAACATAGCTACCATTTTTCTTTGGGTTTGACGCCCAGTACTTATCTGTTTTCATACTAATTATTTTGACAAATATATACAATATTTTTATTCTTCATATTTAGGCATATCATTGTATTTCTGTACACTATAGAATATTTTCTTTAGGCTTCCTTTGTAAAAGTATATAGGGTTAACCATATAGGTCCTTCTATTCCTATCTACCTCAAACCTAATGAAGTCTTTTTGTATCAGCTCCTTCATGGATGACAGCATATACCTATTGCTAATACCTGTAACTTGTTGGATATCCCTGATGCTATAATTCTTAAGAATATTTCCATAGTTCATTTCCCTAACAAAGAACCTAAGTAATTTATTAGATATGGGTTTCATATTATCTAGCTCATCGATAGTTTCGGTAAACGCAATATGATACCTCATCTTCTTTCTCTTGAAGATATCCTGCATCACATTATTCACTGACTCTGAGTATGCCTCGGCAAGGGGAACTATATCCCCATTTATATCTTTGTAATATAAATCAAGATCTTTTTGTTTATAGGCAAGAACTCTATCTGCCTCCAACAATATTAAATCAAATACTATATTATTCATTTATTTTTCTTTACTATTCTTTCCATATACTTCTTCTCATACTCTAGCAGTTGATACGCGAAATTTTTAGCAATCATGGCCCCAGTATCAAACTTATTTGCATGGTTCTTATGTTTTGAGATATGGTCTTCAATCATGGCAATCAAAGTTTCAATAGGAGTTTTACTACACATCGTATTCATTTTTTATCTCCACATCGTAACCTAGGTGCTTAAGTATAGCCTCCACCATAGTAATAGGATTCGATAAGTCCTTACCTAAATCATTACCATTCACCTTGACAGCAACACCCCTACACCAAGTTCTATCTCCCAGAATGTCATACTCCGTGATTTCAACTTTAAGCTTAGGCTTACTTACTAACTTGTCAGCTAACTCCTGAATGTGGTGGTTATCACCATCAGTTATCTGAAGAACCCTGTCCTTCCAATCGATCTCTCTTCCTTTCATTGATTATACTATCTACGTTTAACTTAATTTTCTTTAACCTAGCCAAACTCTCCTTATGCCTAGTATGCTCATAAAACATTAAACCTCCCAATGCCTTACTAAACTCCCAAACACTCATATCCCCCTTCATCTTATTACAATCCCCACAACAAGGAACCTTGTTACTATTACTCAACTTCCCTCCCCTACTCTTAGGATACAAATGATCTATAGTCCTGCTGTATTCATCCAACTCACACTTACAATAAGCACATACCCCCAAATTAATACCAGATCTACTAAATCCCATACCTTAAAAAAATATTTTACAAATATATAAAAAAATTACCCAAAATAGGCACTTTGTATTCACTTTTTGCTAACGTCAAAATCACTGCACATTTAGCAAGACTAAAACCCAATACCAATCTACTTTTTTATAAAATCGTCCTATATTAGTTTATCGCTATAAAGTATTTCAGAATATCAATGATACCTAATATAAATGATAATAATTGAAATCCCATTGAAATTATTATTATGTATAGTAGGACAGGATCAGTAAACAATACCCCTGCCACTTTAAATAATATCCCCAACCATTGATACACTAGCATCAGTAATAACCCTCAGTACTTTTAATGTTGGGCCACTTTCAAAAATGGTATGTATGTTTTAAGTACTAGGTCAATTTCAAAAATGGTATGTATGTTTTAGGGACCTATACATAGCAGATCACCCCCACGTACGTACACGGGAAAACGCGTATACGCACACACGCGCACGCATCCAGGTCAACTATCTTTGCTTCACTTACTTGCAATTAGTCACTTCACTAATTACTTGATGTCATATAGGCTAACTTGTTGTATTTCAGTGATTTATATCCACGATTTGTAAATTATTTCACCCTTTACAACTAAGAAAAAACTAGTTATTTATGAACACATTTTTATCTTTTTAATCCTAGTTTAATTACGTTTTTTTACTCAATTTTTGACAAAATTTCGTATAATTGAAAAAAAATTTCATCATTGATTTTCTAGTAATGACGGGACTTGTAGCTTATTCGATTGAATTCATGTAAAAAAAAAATTTGCAGATGTAAAAAATTGATTTACCTTTGTGCCATGTTTGAAACGTCAAACGCTTGTTGAGATAACACGCAAAAAAAATTGAAATGCTGAAATTTAGAAATTTAATTTAATAAGGGCTTGAGGGCTTCGGTTATTTTACCAATGTGCTACTTTGCACTAGCCACATACTCAACAATACTAACAAAGCAGGTATTTAATCCTTTCAAGGCAATTAACACTAGACTAGGCAATGACAAAAGCAGTACTTTTCAAAAGTCAGCTCGAAACTGCAAATGTAGGGGATACAAGCAAAGACCTCTAAAACTGAACCGAATTAAAAAATGGGGATGTTTGAATAAATATAGGCAACAACGTATGAATGAACAGCAATTTAATTGCAAGGCGTGGCAAAAATAACTTTTGTCAGTGGTTCGACTCCACTCATACGGCTAACTTTTAATACATATAAACATGAGTAAATTAGTACAAAGCCCTGCGAAGGCAATCGAAAACAACGTTCCAACAACTACAACTAAAATTGTTGAGGCAAAAAAGCTAACAAAGTACGAGAAAACAAAGCAAAAATTCGAAACTTTAAAAAGCAAAAAAGATAAAACAACGACAGAGGTACGTTCATTAATGAGCGCGTACTTACAACTTGAAGATAAAACGCCATCGGCAATTTTTAACAAGTTGAAAAAGTCTTATGACAAAAGTAGTGAAATTTCAAGCGAGGTTAAACTTGCACTAGGCAAAAGTAAATTCCCAACTTATCAAGAATTCATTACAAAATTGACTGCCAAAAACAAACAATGGTACTCAAATTGGGATGGAATTATAGTACTTACTTCTTTCAACAAGGTAGCAAAAACAAATACCAAAGTTAAAAATCAAAACAAAAAAGAAGCTGCAAAGTAATTAATTAACCACTACGCAACAAAAATCCAGGGGGTGCATGACGTACCCCCTTTTTCATGCTCGGAGTTTACTAGGGTTCGATTCCCTAGCATGAACTAACTTTAAATATATCATCATGCCAACAAAATCAAAATTTATCGAAAAGTTCAGCCTTAATGCGAACTTACTAGCTAACAAAACGTACATCATTAAACCATCAGGTGCAGTGCAAATAAACCAATTTGTACCACTGAGTAAACTAATCAGAATGTACAAAGATCTCGTAGAAATTCACTATTCATACGACCTACCAACAGACGAAATATTCATCAGTACATTCGTACGCAAATAAACCGAACATGAAAACAATTAAGAAAACAATAAACCGAGTACTACCAAACGACAAAGACGCAAGAGAAGCACTGTATGGTGCAATATTCTTCATCATAGGATGCGTAATTCTAGCATCTATTGGAATAGTTGGGTGATGGAAACATATAAAATATTTCGCGTGGTGGTGAATATACCAATGGGTACGGCATTGACTTTAAACATCAGTGCCGTTTCTCATTGGCACGCCATCGATCAAGCTTATAACAAACTTTGTACGACACAAAGAGATAGAACACAATACAAAATAAAAAGGAGGTAACAAATGAAAAAAGTATTCACAAATTCAAGTGACGTAATTCACTTGTTCGCACAAAGAACACAAGACGAAGCGCGATGCTCGAATGTATTCTTCTATGGTAACACCATATATTCATACGGATATCATTACACACTAGGACAATTTATAGACGACCATACAATTGTCATAAACGACTACGGATATTCACGAACAACACAAAAACATATATCAGAAATCAAATACGCAACAAGACAATACAAACAATTCTTCACCACCAATACAGACATTGACCACGTATCAAAACAAATCAAAATACTATCTAAAGCACTCGTTAAAGCACATAAACCAGAGAAATATATCAACGATATCATAACTCGTTGGGATAAACTTAACGAATTCATCAAGTACAGAAAAGATAAAAACACACCGAAAGATACACGATACAAAGACACAAAGAAAATAGTCAAGAACATAACAGATAACCTGGATGTATGGAAAGAAAAGATCCTCCAAGCTGACAAGAAAGAAAAACAACGCGAACAAAAACAAATCAAAGAACTATTAAACAAGTTCTATAACTACGAAATCAATTCATTCCGTAAAGGTGACAAAGATTATCTACGCATCAGCCTTGATGGTAACAACATAGAAACAAATCAATACATCAAAGTATCAACGGAAGAAGCTAGAAAACTATACCAACTTATCATCAATGGAGTAGATATCAAAGGTCATAGAATCAGCAACTATACAGTGACATCCATAAACGGAACACTTAAAATCGGATGTCATAACATTGACATGGAATCAGTACACAAAGTAGGTAAACAATTAATATAATATCATGAAACAATACAGATTTACAGGATTCGCACACGATAAAAGCGTAAT